CCGTGGTTCGAGTTACAGAGGACGTGGACGATGGTGCTGTGAGAGTCGAGTATGAGAGTGATAAAAACGTTTTTGAGGATCCAGTTCAATTACAATATAAAAAACCATTACCAGATGAGGGTGATCCAAGACCAACAGCAGAGTTTACTACAGCAGAGTCAGGTCCGGTTGGTAGACAGTCAGGCCCTGATGATTATGATATAGAGATAGATGAGGTCGGTGGCACAAGTATCAGGGATCTAGATTCAGACGTATCCAAACTAAAAGAATATGCTACAGGCAAGGGACCCACTATGAGAGAGATTGTCCAGAATAAAAAAAGAAGAGATAAAGCTCAGAGAATAACAGACGACCCTGAAGCTCAAACAGATGCAGTGATTAGAAGACAAGGTGAGATGCTTGATGTAGACCCAGATCCAGACTTTGCATCAGGCGGTATCGCTAGAATGTTAGGAGAGTAATGCATCCAAAAAAAAGATCACAGATGATGGCATACCTGACTCGATCAGGCATTAAAGATCAGGTTAAGTTTGCGTCAGATATTGGAAAACCAGTAGATAAATTTGAAGTTCAACAGATAAAATTATTTAACGAATTTAATACTCGTAATCCAAGAACAGGAAAAGCAGGGGGTGGTATGTTGGTGCAACCAGGTTTTGGTGGTGTGAGGCAGGGGTATAGAAGTGATAAATTTATTAGGGCTCAAGGATCTGGTCAACAAAAATCAGAGGAAATGATAAAATTTTTAAACTATGCAACAAAAAACAAAAATACAATTAAAGATAAAACTATAACAGAAATAATAGAAGCTTCGGGAGCTAACGTAGATAAATCCAATGCTAGAAAAAGATTAAAAGAAAATAAGATAAAAATTGGAACAGCAGATAAATCTACAATTCAAAAAACAAAACAATTAACAAAAGAAAAACCTGTTTTTAATGGGATAAATAATTTTGCTAAAAATTGGATAAATAAAAATCAAAAAAAATATGGTGTAACAGAATATGATAAATTTATATCTGATTTTGCTAATGATTGGCAGAAAGAATTAAATAAACCTTTATATAAAAATTATACTGGAGAAAGAATTTTTAGCAATCCAGATGGAACTCCTAAAACAAATACTTTGTTTGGTAAACAAGAGACAGGTTTTACAATTAATGATCTTAAGCCACCAGGTGAAAGAACTTCAGGGTTATTTTATAAAAGAGTTTTTTATAAAAACAAATTAAAAAATAAAAATTTTAAAAAGAAAGTTAACAATTACTTGGATTGGGTTTTACAAGACAAAAGAGGGAAAGGTGATTTAGGACTTCAAGGTGGCAGTAAATCAAACTATTTAAAAGCAGCTCAAAAAGTTGGTTTAGATATTGATAAAGATGTTTTATATTTTTTTGGTGAAGTCATGCAGGGAGATTTATTAACCGCTAGTGAGGGTTTTTATTCAATAGTGGATAAAGAATTAGGCGGTAACAAAGCAAGTAAATATAAAAATAAACTAAACATAAGTTATCAAAATTGGATTAATAATATTGAAGAGGTTTCGAAACTAGCGGGAGTAGATCCAAAAGTAATTATCAATAATCAATTAAAAGAATCTAAAAAAATGACAGAACTTTTTGGTTTAAAAAAATTACCCTTTGAATTTAGATATGCACAAGATCATTTATTTGGTTTAGCAGAAGCTAAAGCTTTAGGAGATCCTAGAATCGCAAAACAAACATTAACTAATTTAGTTGCATCAACTAAAGAACAGAATACTATTTTAGGAACTAAAGGTTTTTCAGCAAAAAGAACGGCTTTAATGAGAAAGTTTAAAAACGCCTTACCTGAAGAAAAAATAAATATTATAAATCAATTAAATACTTTATCACAAGAATATGTACCGGATAGATTAAAATATAGCTTAACAAAAGACGATGCACTTAGAATTACCAATTTACAACCTGAAAAAACTTTTAAAGCAAGAACAGAGGCTTTTGAAAAATTAACTAAAGATTTTCCTAAAAATGTTCAAAATAAACTATTACAAAATATTGTAAGCTACAGTAAAAAATCAGAATGTAAAGTTAATCTCAAAGCAGATGGTGGACGTATAGGTTTTGCAAATAGTATTACTTGTATTCAAGATGGATTAAAAGAACAAAAACTAGCAGCACAACAAGGAAATAAAAAAGCTGCAAAAGAATTAGTTCAAATTGGTAAAGTAGCATCACGAGGCGCATTGTTAAAAAATTTGTTAGGTCCAGGAGCTATTCTTGGTGAAGCAGTATACGAGGGGGCTGTTATTGGTAATAAAGTTTTAGGGGGTAAGCCTGCTGACATTGCGTATGCAGAAAGTTATTTATCTTATCTAGACCCTAGAAAATACAGAGGTGAACTTGATCCATTAAAAATGGCAAGAGAGGATATGTTAACTAGAGAAGTTGAAGACGCACAGGGTAATATCAAAACAATAGCTGCACCAGGTTCTAGCATTTTAAAATCAGGGTTTGCAGCACAAGATCAACTATCTGCTTTTAACAAAGCAATAGAAGATAGAGATCTTGCAAAAGCTAGAGGAAGAATAGATCAGTACATACCTGCAGCAGCAGAGGCAAGAGAACAAGGCGCAAGAGCTGGTCAGTCTGCAGATATAATATCTAGTGAGGCATTTAAAGATGCATCAAGAGTTGCACAAGAATATTTACAAGGGCAGACAGGTGCTAACATGGCTAAATATAGAACAGATGATTTTCTAACTAACCTCTTTCAGCAGGAAGGTGAATTTGAAAGCGGTAGAGACAGAGATCTTAGAAGACGAAGAATGCAAGAAATGTCTAACATAATGCCAAGAGATTTTTTAACAGAAAAAACTTCTGATTTATTAGATCGCACACAAGCGTTAAGAGAACTGGGTTATGATGTATCTACTCGAGATTTAATGGCACAACAAGAAGCAATGAAAACAGAACCATTATCTGTAGCTGCAAGAATGTACAGTCCAGAACAAGTGTATGGCACACAAGGTAAATTTGCAGGTGGTGGTATAGCTAAATTAGCTGGTGTATCATCAGGCCCACCACCAGAATCAGGACCAAACTCACAAGGGTTGCCAGGTCTGTTAAAACGTGTTAGAAACTTATAGGAGTATTAAATGGCAGAAATAGACAAAGGACTCCCGAACACTAGAAACAAAGAAGAGATCCCCTCACAAGAGGAGATCCAAGATGTTGCTGTTCAGGAACCAGTAGAGGAAAAAGGACCGATCGAGGTCATACCAGAAGAGGATGGTGGCGTAACATTAGATTACGAGCCAGGTGCGATCAACGTACCAGGAACAGAATCACACTTTGATAATCTAGCAGAACTTTTACCTGATGATGTTTTAGAGCCAGTAGGAAATGAGATGACTCAAAACTACATGGACTACAAGGCGTCAAGAAAAGAATGGGAGCAATCCTATATCACAGGATTAGATCTACTTGGTTTCAAATACGAGAATAGAACAGAACCATTTCAGGGAGCATCAGGTGCAACACACCCGGTGTTGGCTGAAGCGGTAACACAGTTTCAGGCACAGGCATACAAAGAATTATTACCAGCAGACGGACCGGTAAGAACACAGGTCATAGGTGTAAAGAATCCACAGACAGAACAACAGGCGGTCCGTGTAAAAGATTTTATGAACTATCTGATTATGGATCAGATGAAAGAGTACGAGGCAGAGTTTGACTCGATGTTATTTCATCTACCACTCGCAGGTTCTACATTTAAAAAAGTCTACTACGATGTGCCCATGGGCAGAGCAGTATCAAAGTTTGTGCCAGCCGATGAATTAGTTGTGCCATATACTGCAACAAGTATCGAGGACGCAGAGTCTGTCATACACACAATAAAAATTTCAGAGAACGAATTAAAAAAACAACAGGTCAATGGTTTCTACAGAGATGTAGAGTTAGGACCACCAGGTCATGTAGAAAAAAATGACCTTGATAAAAAAGAAAAAGAATTAGACGGAACCAAAAAGACAGGTAGACAAGAACCTGTTTATACTCTGTTAGAGTGTCATGTTAATCTTGACCTAGAGGGTTTCGAAGAGGTTGGTTCTAATGGTGAGCCAACAGGAATAAAATTGCCCTACATTGTAACTGTAGAAGAAGGCAGCCGAGTAGTCCTCTCCATACGGAGAAACTATGCGCCCAATGATCTAAAGAAAAATAAGATCCAATATTTTGTCCACTTCAAGTTTCTGCCAGGACTAGGATTTTATGGCTTTGGACTCATTCATATGATTGGCGGATTGAGCCGTACGGCAACGGCGGCTCTCCGTCAATTATTAGACGCAGGGACTTTATCAAACCTACCAGCAGGATTTAAACAGAGAGGTGTCAGAGTCAGAGACGAGGCAGCTCCGATACAACCAGGTGAGTTCAAAGATGTGGATGCACCAGGTGGATCACTACGTGATGCATTCTTTCCATTACCATACAAAGAACCATCACAGACATTGTTAAATCTTTTAGGTATTGTTGTTCAAGCTGGTCAGAGATTCGCGAGCATTGCTGACATGCAGGTTGGTGACGGTAACCAGGCAGCAGCGGTTGGAACAACAGTTGCGTTATTAGAGCGTGGTTCGAGAGTCATGAGTGCGATACACAAGAGATGTTACGCAGCGATGAAGGAAGAATTCAAACTATTATCAAAAGTGGTATCACAATATCTGCCACCAGAATATCCATACGATGTTGTTGGTGGTGCGAGAAACATAAAACAATCTGATTTCGATGACAGGGTTGATGTCGTGCCGGTTGCAGATCCAAATATATTCTCGATGTCACAGAGAATCACACTAGCACAGACACAGTTGCAGATAGCA